TTGGGCTATCGTACGGTATTTCATGATTAGGGCATGATTATCCGCGGCTTTGTCACCGTCTAGATCGAAGTAATGACCTACATTAGAACCTGAAGCCGTGATATACCCTGCGCCGTCATCGTTCATAGGTGGAACGATACTCGGTATCTTCTCTTTTGTAGTCACCGACTTGGATTTTGCTATTTCAAATCCAAATATTTTAAAGCCTGCCATTCATATTATCCTTTTGTATTCTTCACAAGTAGCCCGGGTCTATTCTTTTTAATTACCCGCATTAATAAATCGGTTGCAGTAGTCTTGAATATAAATGGGAATATTGCATGTATAGTAACAATAATACTACACACTAAAAATGTCGCACTAAAAACTAGAGCACTGAGTAAATGTTCACCGTACGTCTCGCCAAGAGATTCAGGGTGCTTATTAAATATGTTTATCATACAAGTATATATACCTAAATTAACTTTATAGAATTATAGAGCTGCTTAACCCTATAATTCAGTAAAATTAACTTGTAGTACTAGCTTCCCAATATTGCAATTGGAATTCAGCGGTGAATTCTTCAATCGCGTCATTAGCGTCATAACTTAAGTCAATAGCACTAACGTTAGTAGGGAAACATCCACGGAAATCATAACGTTTTATTGAATCTCCGTTTTTGTCAAGTTGTTCAACAATCAAATCCGCTTGATAATCGACAGGATTATTAATCCCGGCCATATTCGCGTGACCGTTCATGCCGTTCATCCAACGCTCTAGAGCATCTCTTACTTCAAACCCAGTATCGTTAAATATCGTTACGGTCCAAGGTTCGAATGTTCTATCACCAGCAATTTGCAACTGCCTACCGCGAAATGGTACGGGTATCGGGGCAATAATTGAAGCCGGTAATTGAGCGTTTTTAACCATGAATGATGTTAATTCTACATCACCACCAGCAAAAGCGGGAAAGTTGAGGGTTACTTTAAAGAGGTTAGCGCGTGCGCCACCGCCTCTTAATTTCGATTTAAAATCGTCTACACCTAGTACAGCCATCTATTTTCTCCTTTACACTGTGCCTACAACTTCTTCAAATTCAACACCGGTTCTAACTGCAACAAAGTTTAATGTTACGTAGTTGATAGAGCGGGCTGGTTTGATGAAGATGCTTGCGATGAATTCATTACGATCGATAACAGCTGCTGTATTATTTGTATCATCACAAACAACTCGGAAATCTGTAATACCACGACGACCTTTAATTTCCCTTAGGAAAGGTTCGAGAATATTAACAAATTCTGCACGAGTAAATTCATCATTGAATTCAAACATTACATTTCTTGCGGCGAGTGATACGGCTCTTTCAATAACAAGGAAGAGACGACGAACGTTAATTCTATCAAATGCCGATGGTCTAGCCATAAACGTTTTATCACCAAAGAGTAGAATACCTTGACCAGGAATGTTTCCGATTGGATTCAAGCCTGCTTTATAAAGTGTATCTCTATTCGATTTAGTTGGTGAATATGAAGTTGATGTGATACCTAATAGAGCACCACGTCTTTGACCTGCGGGTGAATACCATGGAGCAGCATCACGGTCTGCAGCAGCACAAAGGCCAGCCGTAGAGGATGAAGCAGGAATCATGATATACTTGTCGTTATACTTATCATAAACTTTTAAATAGTTATTATCAACGATAAGGTAGGATGATCTAGTAAAACCGTCTGCACACGTTACGGCATCGGCCGTAGGTGTGGATGCGTTAACAACCGCAGTTCTACTTGGTGAAGCATTAACAACACAATCTTTACGAGTTGATGACGCAATTGATACAAGATCATTTACGACTGTTCTCTGATCGGTGTCTGATACCATACCTGGAGCAATCAAGAAGTCGAGAGTAACTTGGTCAACATCTTCTAGAAGGTCAAATCCTGAAGCGTATTCACTAACACCGAGTGCGGCGGAAGCTACACCATTTGATAGAGTAAAGCTTTCTGCTACCGGGGTTTTTGCGGCATTGATATAAGTTTTACCTGAAGTAGCTGCAGTACCTGCATTGGCACTGAACTGTGACTCAGCACTATATCCAGCTAACCAAACATATTCTGATCTGGCGTTGATTACATCTTTAATGTAATTGCTCGATCCGTCTGTATTTTTAGCGCCTAGTGCTAGTGACATAAATGGATATGTTTCTAAAACCGTACCGGCTGTTCCTGTGAACGAACCAAGTCTATCGACAACAGCAACATGCATTTCATCAAGAGTGGCTGATTTGCCGCTCGCGTGATCTGAAGTAGTCGGTGCACCGTCGAAGCTTGATTTATAAGACCAAGCAGTAAATGGTTGGGTAGCGGCTGCAGAATCGGCAACGCATGTATGGATAGATAATGAGTTACCAAGATCACCAGGATATCTGGCGATGAATGAGTGTTTATCACTATCACGAGCTGCTTCTTGTGTATCCCAATTTTCGTCGTTTTTCACGAGTGAAGAGAATCCACCTGTTCGTACGCCGGCAGTCATGGATGGAGATGCAGAATCGTATGCGTTAGCCGCACCTGATGTGACTTCTCTTACTAATTGAAGAGAGTTAGAATATCGTAGAAAGTACGCTGCGCTGTGAAAATCTACGGATGTTAGGTCGTTGGGAGAAGCAAATTTACTAACTAAAGTTGCCTCATTGTCTACTAATGTTACGACTTCGGCTGGGCCCCACCTAAAATTACCTACGTAGGCGCCTGTTGTAGTCTGAACATTTGGAACAACCCCAGTTAAATCAATCTCTTTGACTACGATAGCCGGAGATTCAGATGGAGTAAAAATTGCCATTGCTCTTTTTTCCTTATTTAGAGTTTATTAATAGTATGATACATAATACGGACATTCAATCGTTAGTGTTATTTATAATAAGCTTAATTTAGAAATTCTTGTCAGTATCGTCGTATAACCAACCATCGGCTCTACCTTGGTTAGCGTACGTTTTTTGAGCAGCTGAACCATCATCAATGAATCCAAATGGAACTACGCCATCCTCTATCTCTTTTAAACGCTTAGAATATAATATATCTTTTAGATTCATATCAGTTAATTCATTAAAGAAATTCGTACCAGCAAAATAACCGAACATAATAAAGTTCATAACCAAATCATCGTGATTACCGTTAGATGCTTCGAAACTATTACCTCTGGCTTCGAATGTCGTGATCTCCATTATCGTATGCTCATCAACAATCTCAATCTTATTTTGTTCTAATAATTCTTTGAACGTAGAACAACCAATGCGTTTAACCTTCTTGGTCATAAGAACACCAAGCTTGTCGGCTTTAACCGCGCTTTCGATGTATAGATTCTCATACTCTAGGTCATGATAAAGCGCATTACAGACGACGATCCCATGATCATTTGATTCGACTACGACTAAACATTCTTTATACAAATTTGCGATTTTATAAATAATATTAGGGAATAGCAAAGGAGAAATAGTATTGTTGCGATAAGTGACAACCTGTTTAAAAGGTTTAGTACTGATATCGATTATATTAAAAGTAGAATAATCCTGACCTATTCCCCTTCCTACATCACATAGCATAATATATTCATGAGACGGATTTACCTCTTCATAAATGTGCACACCAGAATCTAGGATATGTTTAGGTGGATATGCTTTTAAATTAAGAAGAGCGTCGGCAGATATAAGTGTATCACCAGTTCCGTGGAACGTGTTGCCAAACTCTATTTGAAATTGGAGTTCTGATGTATTACTTACAGTTAATCTTTTCCATTCTTCATCACGACCTGGAACATCCCACCAATCAACTCTGAATGGTTTGAAATCAGACGTGCCTTGCATAGCACTTTCCCATATCTTATAGAATTGATTACCTACACCGTTGGCCGTAGATGTAATAATAACTTGGGTCTCTTTACCAGACGAAATAACTGGATATGTACTGGCATAAAACTCTGCCGCTCTTTCAACAAAAGCAAACTCATCGAGCATAATAATATTAGCACTGAAACCACGAATAGAGGATGCAGAGGTTGCGGCCGCAATTACTTTAGAATTATTACTGAATTCAATTGAACCTTTATTAAGAGCCTTACATCCTGGTTGTAAAAAGAACGGAATATTCTCTAACATAAGCGTCATACGAGAAAGCATCTCACGAGCCGTAGCTCCTTTGTTTGCGAGTATGGCAACAGTTTTTTCTGAATGAAATAGTATGTACCATAACAGATAGGCTATGGACGAGATACTTTTACCAGATTGTCGACACGCCAGAACAATAGAGAATCTATTATCTCTAAAGTGCTTGAACATATCTTCTTGGTAGGGATATAGGTCGAATGGT